TCTAGGTTAAAGAACCTTTGCACGAAAGCAAAGCTTAGAACAAAAGAATTTAATCTTGTAGATCATGATCTTCTTGATCTGTGGGAAAAACAGAATGGTCAATGTGCTTACACAAAACTGCCGCTGCTTGCAACAGCCAACCAGTTTAATACCGTAAGTCTTGACAGGGTAGATAGCAGCAAGGGTTATGTTGTCGGTAACGTGCAACTTGTCTGTGCTGCTATCAATAAAATGAAGCAGGAGTATACAGAAGAACTGTTCCTACTACTGAGTCATCTTGTAACGCAAAACAACAAACTGTCAGAAACACCTGAAGTTTTGTTAGCCCGTTATTTTCCGTTGGGCACTTCGGAATAATAATGTACCTAGCGAAGTCAGCCTCTGTAGTAGTGTTAGCGTATTTAACTATATGCCAATATATCTATAGGAGATTTTAAAATGGCTTTTCCTTCCGCACCGGGTTATTCTAATCTGCCCAATGGTAACTTCAGTCCAGTTATTTATTCCAAGCAAGTACAACTTGCATTCCGTAAAGCTTCTACCGTTGAAGACATCACCAATAGCGACTACTTCGGTGAAATCGCTAACATGGGTGACAGCGTTAAGATCATCAAAGAACCTGAAGTGTCGGTGCAAGCCTACGCTCGTGGTACTCAGATCACTGCTCAAGACCTCGACGACGAAGACTTCACTCTGGTTGTTGATCAGGCTAACTACTACGCCTTCAAGATCGACGACATCGAAGCTGCTCACTCGCATGTGAACTTCATGCAGATGGCATCGGACCGCGCTGCCTATCGTCTGCGCGACAACTATGACCAAGACGTGTTGGCATATCTGTCGGGTTACGCTCAGTCTGCCAAGCATGTGAACGGCGACACCGCCCGTACCACTGCTCCCGGCACTAAGGCTATCGCCTCTGCTGGTGCTGACGAACTGTTGTCCACCATGAAGCTGAGCCGTCCCAACTTCAGCAACCTGACTAGCGCTGGTTCTGCTGGTGACTCTATCCCTCTCGCTCCACGTTTCCCCGGTGCTACTGGCGCTTCCACTACCACTGTGTCCCCTCTGACCGTGATTGCCCGTATGGGTCGTCTGTTGGATCAGCAGTTGGTTGACACTCAAGGTCGTTGGTTGGTCGTTGACCCCGTGTTCGTTGAGATGTTGAAGGACGAAGACAGCCGTCTGCTGAATGGTGACTTCGGTGGTTCCGGTCTGCAAAACGGCCTGATCCTGAACAACCTGCATGGCTTCCGTATCTATGTGTCGAACAACACACCTAAGATCGGTACTGGTCCCGGTACTTCCGGCACTTCTGCTCAGTCTAGCAACTTCGGCGTGATCGTCGCTGGTCACGACTCTGCTGTGGCAACTGCTCAACAGTTGACAAAGACTGAGACATATCGTGATCCCGACAGCTTCGCTGACATCGTTCGCGGTATGCACCTGTATGGTCGCAAAATCCTGCGTCCTGAAGGCATCGTGACTGCAAAGTACAACGTGGCCTGATGAAACAGGGGGGGCTCAAAAGGCTTCCCCGTTTAACCAACTCTTAAAGGAATCTCAAAATGTTTGTATCTCAATCTACCCGTCCATCCCCCATCTTGCTTGAGAAGGATGTGACTTTGGCTGCTACCTCTGGTACTGCTGTTGGTATCTCTGTTCCTGCTGGCACTACTGTGTTGGCTGCTGGTTTCCAGAACTACACCACTGTGCCTGACGTTACCACTTACACCTTGGACGTTACTGACGGCACCACTGTGTTCGCTAACGACTTGAACTTCGACAATACTGCTGCTAACACCAACAAGGGTGGTGTTGTTCCCGGCTTCATCGCTGCTGCTGACACCATCGACGTTGTCACCACTATCTCTGGTACACCCGGTGTTATCGCTGGTCGTGTTTGGGCTGTGGTTGTTGACTGCTCCAAGGCTGCTCCTTCGGCTGACGAAGTTGACCGCGACCAACTGGCTTAATCGCCCGTAACTCATGGGGTGGGTCGTCAAAGGCTCACCCCTTTCTTGCTTATAACTATGTCAACATACATCTCTTTAACAAATGAATTGCTGCGTAGAATTGGTGAAGTCATTATGGACTCTACCGATTTTAACAATGCTAGAAACGTCCAAGCTCTAGCCAAAATTGCCATCAACTCATCTGTTAGGGAATTGATGCATTCGGCTCAAGAGTGGCCTTTTGCTTTGTCTACTAAGACACAAACGCTTGCCACCGATGGTACAGCCACTTACGCTTTCCCTACCGATTTCTCTAGTGTTGATTGGGAATCGTTCTATCTCAAACAACTCACAGCCGCTAACAATCAGCCTAAGCGATTGCCTGTGCTGAGCTATACACAATACTTGGACACTGCTCGTCCCATCGAAGACCAAACAGGTGCTGGTGGTTATGGTGTTCCTGAAGCTGTCTATCAAACACAAAACGGTTTCTTCGGTGTGACACCAAAGTCTGATCAGGCTTATCAGATTGAGTATAAGTATTGGCGCTTTCCTGCCGACTTGGTTGAGGCCAATGACGAATGCATCGTACCTTCCCGATTCGACAGTGTTGTGATTGATGGTGCCATGACTTACATGATGCTGTATCGCTCTAATGAACAGAGCGCTGCTATTCATCGTGACAAGTTTGATAATGGCATTAAGACAATGCGCCGTCTGTTGTTGGATGAACCTCTCACTATGCGCTCGACAATGATTGTCAACGCATTGTCTTCACCGCGAGTGATGTAATGGCAGATCGCATTAATGGTTTCAAGGTCATCTCTATAGGTGGCCTTAACACAAACAAGGACGTGCTGACACAGGGTCAGAACGAACCCGGTTCTGCCTATTCTTTAATCAACTACGAACCATCAACGACTGGTGGTTATCGTCGTATTAGTGGTTATTCTAATAACTACGGCACTGTCCCCGGTACAGGTTCTGTGTTGGGTGTGATGATTTCGGAAGACTTGAACGACAACATCTTTGCTTGCCGTGCTCCTAGTTCTGGTACAGATTACTTCCACAAGTGGGTAGCGTCTACATCATCTTGGTCAGCCATTACCACACCCGGTAGTGTGACAATGACGGGTGTAAAGAAGGTTAGATTCGTTAAGTATAATTGGTCTGCTTCAAAGATATTGTTGACCGATGGTATCAACCCTGCCGCTGTTTATAACGGCACTACTTATACACAGATCACACACGCTAACGCTCCTAATTCTCCTAAGTATGCTGTTGCATATAAGAATCACATCTTCCTTGCTGGTGATCCTTCAGACCCGTTCAACCTCTACTTCTCTGCACCGCTTGCTGAAACTGACTACAACCCTGCCAATGGTGCGGGTGTCATCAACGTAGGCTTTGAGATTGTACAGATTAAACAGTTCCGTGATGTGTTGTACATCTTCGGTAAGAATGCTATTAAGAGTTTGACTGGCACAAGCATTGCAGACTTTGTCGTGTCTGAAGTGACTACTAACTTGGGCTGCGTTGTTCCTGACAGTGTCATTGAGATTGCCGGTAATCTGTTGTTTCTTGGACCAGACGGTTTCAGGCCCATTGCTGGTACTGCCAACATCGGTGACGTTCAGTTGGAGACTGTGTCTAAGAAGATTCAATTCACCATTAATGCAATCTTACAGGACGTTGTTGCTGAAGACATTGATGTTGAAACACTATCAAGTGTTGTCATCCGTAAGAAGTCTCAGTTCCGATTGTTCATTCCTGCTGAAGGCAACTTCAGTTTGTTAGGTGGCTTGCGTGAAAGCGCTGCTGGTATTGGTTTCGAGTTTAGCCAATTGTTTGGTATTCCTGCGACATGCGCTTCTAGTGGATATGTAGGTGCTGCTGAGTTTGTTATTCACGGTGATGCTACAGGTAAGGTTCATGCTCAAGAAAGCGGCACATCGTTTGATACCAATCCTATATTGTCTGTATATCAAACACCTTATTACTACTTTGAAGACCCTACTGTTCGTAAGAACTTCTACAGTGTCACCACTTTCCTTCGCGGTGAAGGTGCAAGTAACATTGCTTTAGCTGTATCTTATGACTTCGACGACTCTGTTGGTGTATTCAACCCTGCCAACTATGGTATAACAACGACAGGTGCAGCAGCTTATTACAACGAAGCTGTGTACGATGCTAACGCAATTTACGATGGTAACCCATCGCCAGTGGAGAAGACTAACATCTCTGGTTCCGGTTTCTCTATCGCTTTTAAATACGTGACTAATGATACGAATGCTAGTCACACAATTCAGGGCTTGGTCCTGAACTATGCAACTAATGACAGGAGATAATCTTGACTGGATATGTAAGACAATCTGCTGCTGACATCGTACCAACCGCTGTTGTACGTGCAGCACCAATCAACAACGAATTGAATGCTCTTCGTGACGCATTCGCACAAGCCACAGGTCACAAGCATGATGGTACAGCCGCTGAAGGACATTACATTCCTGTCATTGGAGATGCTGATGCCAAGAACAAAATCGCTGTAGACACAAGTAACAACCGTCATGGTGTGTTTGTTGAAGTGTCTGGCACATCCACTGAGCAAGTACGTTTCCAAGACGGTGCTATTGTGCCTGTCACAGACAACGACATTGACCTCGGTACAAGCTCCCTAGAATTTAAAGACCTGTACATTGATGGCACAGCAAACATTGATAGCTTGATTGCTGACACTGCTGACATCAATGCAGGCACTATTGACAACACTGTTATTGGAGCGACAACACCCGCTGCTGCTACAGTTACTAACCTGACGGTTAATAGCGCTGCAACCATTGCCTCTGCTGACATCAACGCCGGTACTATTGACGGTGCTGTAATTGGTGGATCTTCTGCACAAGCCATCACTGGTACTACAGTTACAGCCACTACAGGTTTTGTTGGTGGCTTGACAGGTGCTGTCACAGGTAACGTTACAGGAAACGTCACAGGTAATGTCACTGGCAACCTTACTGGTAACGTCACAGGTAACGTCACTGCTTCCTCTGGTTCTTCTACATTCAATGATGTGGTCATCAACGGTGGCTTGAACATGGATGCTTCTTCAGCAGCCACCATCACCAACCTGACCACACCCACTAACGCTGGTGATGCAGCCACTAAAGGCTACGTTGACACTGCTGATGCGTTGAAGGTTAATAAATCTGGCGACACTATGAGTGGTGTGCTGGCTATGGGCAACAACAAAATCACTGGTGTTGCTACTCCTACAAACACTGCTGACGCATCAACTAAAGGTTATGTTGATAGCTCGATTGCTGCGTTGCTTGATAGCGCTCCCGGTGCTCTTGATACGCTGAATGAGTTGGCTGCTGCTTTGGGTGATGATCCCAACTTCGCCACCACTGTAACTAACGAGATTGCTACAAAGGTTAGTAAGGCTGGTGACACCATGACTGGTGCGCTTGCAATGGGTGGTAACAAGATCACTGGCTTAGGCGCTCCTACATCGAACAATGATGCCGCTACAAAGACCTATGTCGATACTGCTGATGCTCTGAAGCTTAGCCTGTCTGGTGGCACTATGTCTGGTGCCATCGCTATGGGCACTAACAAGATTACTGGTGTCGGTGATCCTACATCCAACCAAGACGCTGCCACTAAGAAGTATGTTGACGATCAAGATGCTTTGAATTTGTTGAAGAGTGGCGGCACTATGTCTGGTGCCATTGCTATGGGCACTAACAAGATTACAGGCTTGGGTGATCCTACATCAAATCAAGACGCTGCAACAAAGAACTACATTGACGTATTGTTTGGATCGACAACGTCTGCTGCCGCTTCTGCTGCGGCTGCTGCCACCTCTGCCAGCAATGCTGCCACTAGCGCAAGCGCTGCATCCACCTCAGCAAGCAATGCTTCTACATCAGAAACCAATGCTGCTGCTAGTGCTACGTCAGCCGCTGCAAGTTATGACAGCTTTGATGATCGTTACCTTGGTCCTAAATCATCTACTCCAACAGTAGATAATGACGGTAATGCTTTGCTGACTGGTGCTTTGTATTTTGATACTGTAGCAAACGAGATGCGTGTGTGGACTGGTACTTTGTGGAAGGCCACTGGTTCTGCTGTCAACGGTACATCTGTTCGTGAAATCTACACCGCTACCGCTGCACAAACAACCTTTGCGATTATTTATGACGCTGGTTATGTTGATGTTTATCTGAACGGTGTTAAGCAAGTTCAGGATGTTGACTTCACTGCTACAAGCGGAACAGACATTGTGTTTGCTACGGGCTTGACTGCCGGTGACATTGTTGATATTGTGGCATACGGTGCATTTGTGTTGGCTGATGTCTATACAAAGGTTCAGTCTGATGCTCGTTATCTACCTTTAGCTGGCGGCACAATGACTGGGGCAATCACCTTCGTTGGTGGTCAAACATTCCCCGGTACTGGTGATGTGACCCTCACAGGTACACAGACCCTGACAAACAAAACTATTTCTTTTGCAGACAACACGCTGACAGGTGTGGCGTCTACTGGTAAAGCCATCGCAATGGCACTCGTTTTTGGAGGATAACTCGTGGCTAACCCTAACATCGTCAACGTCAGCGCAATTTATGGCGCAAGCGCTGGACTTGTTCCTACTGGAACTTCAGCAACCACTTGGACAGCGCTTACACCTGCGGCTGGCACCGTCAACAAAATTGGCAGCATTGTTGCAGCCAACGTTACTGCATCTGCTGCAACCATCACGCTGTCGCTTAACAGCGCAACAGGTGGCGGCGGCACACCCTTTCGCTTGGCATTTCAGATCACCGTACCCGGTAACACAACGCTGATCATCGTAGACAAGTCCGTTGGACTTTACGTTGGTGAAGGCCAATCGGTTGTTGCCACTTCAAACGTATCAAACGCCATTGAACTGGTTGCTACCTACGAGTCTTTGACTTAATAGGAGGCGAACATGTCTCAACGATTTCTCGGCGGTTATTTGTCCGCCACCTACAACCCGCTTGTTGCTGGCTCTTTGATGGCTGAAGCGCTGATCGTTGCTGGTGGTGGAGCTGGTGGGGACAGCATGATTGGCATCTCTGCCGGAGGTGGCGCAGGTGGTGTCCTGTACGGAGCTAATGTACCTCTCACTCAAGACCTGACATACACCGTGACCGTCGGTTCTGGCGGTGCTGGCGGAGCAAGCAACTACCCGTCAACCCAAGGTGGTAACTCATCCATCACTGCGACTGGAATTAGCTGGGTAGCGATTGGTGGAGCAACTGCCCCGTCGTGGAATTACTCAAGATACGACGGCGGATCGGGTCCCGGCACCTCCCTCGACCTGCGCGGACAAGCAAGCGGAACGATAAACAATAGCTACGGTTATGGTAATCAAGCGCAGTTTCTTCCGGCAGGATTCTTTACTCCATACGGAAACAACGGTGGGCCTTCGTCAACAAACAGCAGCAGCATTCTTGGCGGCGGTGGTGGTGGTGCTGGCGCGGCTGGTGGCGCTCCGAACGCTTCTACAAACGCTTGCGGAAACGGCGGATCAGGCATCCAGCTTTCGATAACTGGTACGGCCACTTTCTATGCGGGTGGTGGTGGTTCAAATGGCTACAACCAAACCTCAAATGGTACTGGTGGTGCTGGCGGCGGCGGCACTGCCGTTGGGTCCAGTAGAAACGGAACAGCAAACACCGGTGGTGGCGGTGGTGGCGGTGACTATGTAGGAAGTAACAATGGAGCCGGAGGGTCCGGTGTTGTGATCATCAGCGTTCCGATTGCCTTCACAGCAGTGTCCACAACTGGTTCGCCAACGGTGACGACGACAGCGACCCGACGCATCTACACATTCACCGGCTCCGGTACTTTCAAGTTCTAAGGGTAACGACATGGCAGGCATTTTTACTATAAGCCAACAGCAGCAAGCAAAGGCTGCGAACACATGGCAAAGCACGGTCAGTCTCGACTATCTTGTTGTTGGAGCCGGAGGCGCAGGTGGCAACTCTGGCGACCCTTACTACCAAACTAACGCTGGCGGTGGTGGTGGTGCGGGAGGTGTTGTTAGCGGTAGCGTGTTGCTCGTCACTGGCTTGACCTACGGCATTATCGTCGGGGCCGGAGGCGCTGTCCCCGCCGGAGGCACTCTAAGTGGATTGAGCGGCTACGGCTCGGGCTTTGGCCCCTACGGCGCATACGGCGGTGGTGGTGGTGGTGGAACCCAAGGCTCAAGTAACGGATTCAACATCGGCGCTCGTACAGGTGGCTGCGGTGGAGGCGGAAGCGGAACCTCTGGTGGCAGTGTCACGGGCGCTGGCGCTTCCGGCACAACTGGTCAGGGGTATGCGGGTGGTAATGGCGGCGTTACCCAAAGCATGGGCGGCGGCGGTGGCGGCGCAGGAGCTGTTGGTGCAAATCAGTCTGGTTCTAGCGCCGGAGCGGGTGGTGTTGGTGTGTCGTCCTCTATCAGTGGGTCATCGGTTTTTTACGGTGGTGGAGGTGGTGGAGGTGGCCTTAATGGCGCTGGCGCTGGCTCCGGCGGTAATGGTGGTGGTGGCGCAGGAGGCAACGGCTC